CTTGCCCAAGCCGTCGAGCCGCGAAGACAAGAGCAACTTCGGGACGAATGGCATCGGCAACTACATCAAGGCGCAACCAGGGAATGCCGGCTATCAGGTATTCAACGAGACGTCAGGCAACATCTCCCTGGTCATCGGCAACATGATCGGGGACATGAACAACGTGAGCACCGAGGCGGGCGTGAAAGACACTGTCCTTGGCTTGCGCTACAAGCAGCTGCGGCTTGACCTGGAACAAAGGTTGAAGCGAGCGGCTGACCGCTTTAACAAAAAATAACCATGGGCACCTCATCCATCCGCCACATCGTCGAGGGCAACCTCGTCGGCATGCTGCAGGCCGAAACGACCTTCACCGGCGTGAACATCTACCCGGGCGACAGCACGGCCGACGCGGTGATGCCCAAGGTGGTAGTGGTCTGCGACTCGGCCAACACCCCGGCCGGCCTGCCTGACGGCCTCGGGAACTACGATTGCCAGGTCCGCTGCGTCCTGCACGACAATGCCAACGACGTGACCTTGACGACCCACCGGGCGCGGGCCGCCGCCATGGTCGCCACGCTGGCCGACGTCGATGCCATGACGGCCGCTTTCTCGACCCAAGGGGATGCCTTCCTTTACGACGTCACTGTGATGTCGGAAGACCAGGGGCTGGACGAGCAGACCGGGGCGTGGGCCACTGTCCTGCGCTTGTCCGTGGTCTGCGTCCTGGCTCCTTGACCGCCCGCCCAAGGTTAAGAAACACCTATGGCTGCTTCCCTCAAAGGCGTGACTGTTCTGTATGGCGTGGCCGTCCAGTCCGGCATCTCGAACTTTATCGCCCAGAGCGTTAGCGTCGATAAGGCCTTCGAGCTCAACGACAAGGTGGCCGACGAGACGGGCGTCACTGTGACCCTGCGTTATGATGGCGTCGAGCGAACCGGCACTGTGGAAGGCATCGCCAAGACGGCCGACATGCCGGAGATCGGCGACCCCATCACTGTGCAGCTCAAGACGGACGTTGGCCTGTCCAGCGAGGTCTCTGGTTGCATCGAGTCCATCTCTGAAAAGGGGACCAATAAGGACTTTGTGCGGGTCAGCATCAAGTTCCGCCAGGTTGACGGCATCGCGTCCTACGCTTAAGGCGTAGCGGCATGGACCGCCGCTTTGTTCTCGCATTCACCGATCCGCAGGAAGTCGATTTCCTAGGGTATCGGTTGCCGCCTTTCTGCCTGCGTCACCGGGTGCGCCTGCACGCCATCAACTCGCCCTTCGTCGAGGTGGCCGAATACACGACGGCCCACATGCTGGCCGCCATCAAGACCTGCGCTGGCCTACCCATCGACCAAGTGACCGGGAAAGACAAGGCGCTCCTGCACCATTGGGCGAGGAACGACGAGAAACTAGCCCACGACGCGCTGGCCTTCCGCACCTACATGTTGGAATGCCATTGGCCGAAGTTCTGGGAGTCCAAGAAGCACGAGCAGCGCACCAGCGGGATGCCCTGGATACTCAACCTAGTATCGAACCTTACCGGCAACGGCATACCCGAGGAACGCGCCTGGACGATGCCTGAATGCCAAGCCGTGTGGTTATCGACCAGCATCTGCGGGATGAAGGGGGCTGAAATGAACCTGCTGACCACGGAGGACGAGGAAGCCATGGCCGCCTTTACGGCTTCCCAAGGTTGAGATGAGCACGGACGTCAACTATAGCATCAAAGGCACCTCCGACGTGCCCCAGCAGGTGGACAAGGCCAAGAAGGCCATGAGCTCCCTGGACCAGACTACGGCAACCATCACCAAGAAGTTCAGCGAGATCGGGAAGGACATCTTCCTCGGCTTCTTCGCCCCGGTCATGCTCATCCATCAGGCCATCAACCTGATTGGGTCGGCCATCGCCCAGGCCAAGCAGGATGCCAAGGACGCGGTGGACTTCGCGGCCGGCGTCAAGGTAGAGGACTTGAAGAAGTCCCCGGTGGACGCGACGACGCGCTACATGGCCCAGAAGCTGCAGGTGGACATTCGCACGGAGGAGGAGCAGAAGAAAGCCGCACGTGCCCGCTCCGAAGTGGTCCGGGAGTTCCTGATCCGCGACCCCCGTGGCCAGGAATACTATCGTCGCAACGCCCCCACCAATCCCGAGACCGGGGATTACGGCATCAGCGAGCGCGTCATGGCGCAGTATAAGAGCGTCCAGGAAGACATCTTCAAGATGGTCCAGGAAGAAGCCGCTGCCGCCTTGAAGGCCGAACAAGCCCCTGCCGGCGGGGAAGCACCTAGCGCCCAAAACATCGCCATACAGGCCAGCAACACTGTCGGCGTAGGCATGAATGCGCAGTTTGACATGCTTACCAAGCAGGTTTCGCTGCAGGAGGACATGGCCAACTCTCTCCGGCAGATTGTGGAGGCCGACCAGGGGCGCATCGGTTTCCAGCCCCAGAAGTATCCTGACTTCGGTGGGTCTACGCAGTCCCTTCGCACCCCCCTTCCTCCCCGCTAATAAATGACGACCATCAACAAAGGAAACAACCTCAACACGCCGGTGCTCCAGGCCGGCTACATCGTGGCCGACGATGGGTATGAGGTCCTTACCTGCAAGGCCACGTATAAGTGCAACCATGGCGTCGCGGCCGGCTCTTTCAATCGTGGCGACGCTTTCGGTCCTGATCCCCGCCTGAAGGCGCACAAGATCAGCATCACCTACGGGTCGAACGACATCGCCGTCATTACTGTCGACTACATCGGCCTTGCGACCGAGTCGGAGTATTCGCTGCCCAACGTTTCCGGGTCTGCCGCGTTGACCACTGAACCTTTGACCAATCACCCCAAGTTCTTCGTCGCCGGGTCTTCTGGCGGCATCGCTGGCCCTGGCCCTTATTCGCCGGCTACCAGCATAATGTCGCTGAAACCATACACTTCTATTTTCCAAGGTGATAACGGCTCGATTTTCGAGCTAACCGATGGCGGGAAGTTCCTTGGTTTCTATGAACACGTCGACCCGATTGCCCGCAAACTCTACCAAAAGACGTCTTATCTGGCGCCGACCTCGACCTTCAACGGCGTCATCTACACGACGAACTCCGCGAACATCAACACGTTCAGGGACTTCATCGGGAAGACCATGTATCAGCGCGGGCCGGATGGCTTCGCCTATTTGCTGCCATCCTACTACGGCTCGATCTTCCAGGCGCCTGATGAGGATGACCAGCTGCTCATCGCGTCGGCGCACTTCGAGGACTACGGCGCCATCTACAAGATCACTTACGAGCTGCGCTACAACGCCGAGGGCTACACGCCCCTGGTCTACTCGTCGACCAACGTCTGACCATGATCCAGCCCGGCAACGGATACACGTCCACCAATGTCGCCGGCGCGGTGACGTTGAACATCGAGCCGACCTGGCAGTTCTGGAACGGGCCGCGGCCTTTTGAGATTTCCGCGTATAAGTCCGGCACCGATTACATGGTGCAGGTCTGGCCGGGCAGCGTGAACAACATCGAGCCCACGATGGGCGGGACGCCCCTGACGAACAACCCTCGGCCGTCCATGAACATCGGCTACTCGTCATACACGTCTTGGGAATACATCTATGTGCAACTGCCGGTGGGAGGTTCAGGCAGTCCGCCCCCCTTCCCGGATGCCCCGATCATCATGCACGACTCGACCCCGCAGACCAACACGGACTCGGTGGCCTATCTGCTGCTTGGCATCGTCGACAAGAACAGCGGGAACGTGACCCAATACGTGAGCGGCAGCCAATGGGCGGAGCGCTACAAGTGCGGGAGTGACGACGCGGCCTATTTCTTCGGCCTGGTCTGATGAGCGTCATCCTTAACAAGCACATGCCGGCGGTCATCACGCAGCTCGGTGACGGCACGCTGACGACTCCTTACTTCCCAGGGCAAAACACCCGCTCAAATGGACTAGGGGTAAATCTCGGAAATACTGTTGGCTATGAAGATTACCCAACGACCACGCCCAATAACATCACAAAACTTATCCGTGGTCCTCAAACGCTTTCAGTTTATGGGGCGACCATTATTGCCGCACCTTGCGGATGCACGGATGTGGCCATAGTCACCAGTGGGTTCCCTCCTGCTGCTATTCCTGGTAGCCCATTCAATAACGATACACGCTCAAGCACTGGATACGCGTCTACGTATCCGCGTTGGACTGGTGAAACGCCTTGGGATTGGCAGGCATTTCCAGCTACAGATGCGTTTACACCTCAAGGCATCGACTCACCAGGTTTGCTGGCTTATCCATACCCTGGTATCGGAACAGCCGCAAAGTATGGTGTTTCTCTAGACTCCGGAGTATTGCCTAATGACGTATGGACGGGTGGCGTCTGCATCTTCGGTAAAGTGGCTTATTGGAAGTTCTTTGCCTACACGACGGACTTCTGCTGCTGGAACAGGGGATACCAGATCGAGGTCAACCTGGACGTCTGGAAAATCCCTTTCACGGCCACCCCTGTCATGGGCACGGCCGGGTATCAGGACTTCACCCTAGGCAGCGCCTCCTATCATTCGACCGAGACCCAGACCTTGATTATCGACTATACCTGGGAAACAGGGGGGTCATACATCCAGGTCGGCCTAGACGTGCAGATCCCGCAGGTCACTGGCCATTTTACCTTCGTTAACGACTTCTACATCAGTTCCGTGACGGCTCCGTAGGGCTAAACCTGCCCGGTTTAACCACCGCCCAAGGTTAAGAAGATGAGCAACACTGTGACCTTCAAGCGGGGGACGACCTACTCGGGGACCGTCACCTACACCCCGGCCACCGGTGGCCCGGCCAACCTCCTGACCACGACTGTCACCTCCGACATCATCGACTCGTCCGGGGCGGTCTACAGCTGCACGATCACCATGGCCGGAGATGGGCTCTCTTTCGTGGCCTCCCTGCCCGCCTCGACCACGGCCAACTTCTCCCTGGGCACCGCCCGAAGCGACATTAAGTTCGTTTACGGCGGCACGACCTTCTTTTCCGACACCTTCCGTCTGACTGTCATCGACCAGGTGACTGAATAATCCATGAGCTCCATCTCCGTCACCTCGCTGGTTTTGGGCTCCTTGACTGTGCAGGTCGACGGGACCGACAGCACCCTGGCCCTCTCTGTCCTGTCCACGGCGCCGGCTTCTCTGTCCATCGAGCTCGGCACCCCGGGCGCGCAAGGCGACGCGGCGACCATCGCCGTCGGCACGACCACGAACCTATCCCCTGGGGCGTCGGCCACTGTCACGAACGTCGGCACGTCCTCGGCGGCTGTCTTTAACTTTGGCATCCCTACTGGCGCGACGGGTGCGACTGGCAGCCAAGGTCCGGCAGGCACGGCGGCCACGGCTACGGCAGGCACGACCACCACCGGGGCGGCTGGATCGTCGGCCAGCGTCACGAACGTCGGCACGACCAGCGCGGCGGTCTTCAACTTTACCATCCCCCGCGGCGATACCGGGGCGACGGGTGCAACGGGCCCGACTGGCCCTGTCGGCCCTGGCGTGGCGGCTGGGGGTGTTGCGGGGCAGTCCTTGCTCAAGGTAGACGGGACCGACTACAACACCACGTGGGGCACCCCTGCCCTTGCTTCTCACGCTGAAACCACGCAGGCAACTGTCCGCAACGCCACCGGCTCGACCCTTACGGCCGGCCAGATTGTCTACATCACCGGCGCCATCGGGAATGTCCCTGCCGTTGCCCTTTCCAAGGCCGACGCGGAGGCCACCAGCGCCGGGACGTATGCGATGGTCGAGTCCCCGATTGCCAACAATACCAACGGCTCCGTCATCACGTCCGGCACTGTGATGAACCTGGATACGTCGGGGCTTACGGACGGAGACAAGCTCTATCTGTCCCCGACCACGGCTGGCGCTTGGACGACGACCAAGCCATCGGCGCCCAACCACATGGTCTACATCGGGACTGTGACGCGCGCCCATCCGACACTCGGCACCATCCAGCTGCGCATCCAGAACGGCTACGAGCTCGAGGAACTGCACAACGTCGCCATCGCGTCCGTCGCTAACAACGACCTGCTGGCCTACGAGTCGTCGACGTCTCTCTGGAAGAATAAATCCTTCACCGGCCTCGGCCTTGCGACGCAATCCTGGGTGACTTCCCAGGGCTACCTGACCACGGCGCCCGTGACCTCGGTGGCCGGCCGCACCGGCGCGATCACCCTGGCGGTGGCCGACGTCTCTGGTGCTGCCCCGCTGGCCAGCCCATCCCTGACCGGGACGCCCCTCTCGACCACTGCGGCGGCGGACACGAACACCACGCAGATCGCGACCACGGCTTTCGTCGTCGGCCAAGCGTCCTCGACGACTCCTTCCCCTGACGGCACCGCGGCCGTCGGCACCTCGCTGAAATACGCCCGCGCCGACCACGTCCACGCGACGGACACCACCCGCGCCGCCCTTGCTGGCGCGACGTTCACCGGCAAGGTCAACACGCTGGCATCGGCAGTTGGCGGTGCTGGACTGAACCTTCCGCACGGCACCGCGCCGACGACCCCTACCAATGGCGACATCTGGACGACCACGGCCGGCGTCTATGCCCGCGTCAATGGCGCCACCCAGACCCTTGGCGGCGGTGGTGGTGGTGGCGGTGGCATTGACATCCAGGTCTTCGGCAGTTCTTCGACCTCCGGCACCTTTACCTGGACGAAGCCGGCCAACGCCAAGATGGTTTATTTGTGGATGGTCGGCGGCGGCCACGGCGGTGGCTCGGGGGCACGTTATGCGAACACATCGACTCGCGGCGGCGGTGGTGGCGGAGCCGGTGGCAACGCTTATGCTCGCTGGTTGAATGCTGCTTTCCTAGGAGCGACCGAGACAGTGACTGTCGGAACAGGCGTTGCAGGAGGTGCTTCGGTGACTACGGATAACACCGCAGGTAATGCACCGACAACTGTCACGAACGTCTTCTCATCCTTTGCTGGTTTCCGCACCTATGGTCCAGCAGGCGGTGGTCAGGGCGGTTCAAATACAGCTAGCGGCACTGGATCGACAGGCGGCAATCACATCGTCGATTTCGGAACGATTGCAAACGTCGTCGGTGGCACTGGAAACAGCGGCGCTACTGGTACAACACCCGCTTCTGGCACGACGTATCATGCCGGC